TTCATATAATAAAGAAATTGAAATGAAAGAAAGACTTTTAAAACAAAAAATTGACGAACTAAAAAAGATTTTTGAAAGTAAGAATTTAGAAAACCTTCAAACACTCAAGTTTGAATTATTAGAACAACAATTAAATGATGGAGAAGAAGATTTTAACGAAGGAGGAACAAGCAATAACTTGGCTGAAGAGTGAAATTGAAAAAGACAAATTGGATTTAGAAAAAGAAAAAAAACGATTCATTGAGTCTATTAAAGAACTTGAAGTCAATCAAATAGTTGAACCAAAGAAAAAATTAACATTATGGGAGAAAATCAAGAAAGTAATACTAGCATAATTGAAGGTTTAGCTTTGGTGACAGATGCAATACAAACTATGTTCCCTGATGGAAAAGTAATATGTGTTTATGAATTAATTGAAGAAGACTTTAAAAAAGTACAAGCCAATTTTAGAAAAATAGACCAATCTCATAACAGGTTTTCAATAGATATTTCAGGTACAGAACATGTTTTCATAAATGAAAATTTTAAACCATTAGTTGTTATAGAACCAAAAAAGAAAACAATTAAAGATAAATTATTTTCTTTCTTTAAAAGTGGTACTGGTTCTGTAAAGTAATTTTTTATCAACACCCATTTCACTTAAAATTTCATACAAATATTTTTTCTGAGCTTTAGATGTTTCAGAAACAATTAAACAATCCATTCTTTCTTTATCGATCATGTAATCACTTAGAGAATTTAAAAATCTATGAGACTCAGATTCATTTTTAAATGAGAATAGATTAAAACGATCATCGTCCTGTACAACAACTTTATTATTAAGTCTTGAAATAAGTTTTAATGATTTTTTTGATAAGTACTTTTTAATAAATTCCTCAAAGAAAATTTTTGTCTTATTGGTGACATCATATATACTTTCAGGAACATTGTAAGGGGTCAGTTCTATTATCTTATAATCATCGTCTACATCAATCTTAAGTTGTCTACCTAAGGTGTCTTTAATGTAGTATATCTCAAAGTTACCATCTTTCTTACAAACAATACCTAATTCATAATCACATTGATTTGCATTCTCAACTTTTTTATCAAAATATATCAACTTACTTTCTTTAATTTTTTGATTATAAAAAAGTTTTGCTCTCTCAAGTGTTTTAAACTTGTTGATTATTTTTTTTCTTTTTTTATTCTTAAATAGAACTATTAAGTAATCCATAACTAAAAGATACAAATCAATTACAATAAATGAATAACGAAGACTTATACGGAGTATTAGGGGTGGTAGAAAATTCCACTCAAGACGAAATTAAAAAGAATTACAGAAAACTTGCCAAAGAAAACCATCCCGATGCGGGAGGAAACAAAGATAAGTTTAAAAAAATATCACAAGCTTATGATGTATTAGGTAATAGCGAAAAAAGAAGACAATACGATCAAAATCGTAGGAATCCTTTTGGGGGGTCGAATAACATGAATGATGTTTTTGGATCAATGTTTAACCAAAGAGCTCAAACACAAAGACCGGTACATACCTCAAACATAACAATACAAATAGGTGTTTTGTCTTCATTTATAGGGGGTAAACAAAATTTAACATATCGTAGACAAAGTAAGTGTGAACCTTGCAACGGAACTGGTGGTGAAAAAATAACATGTAATGGATGTAATGGTTCAGGAATGGTAATTAGACAAATGGGGTCAGGGATGTTTGTTCAAATAGTACAAACCGCATGTGACGCATGTTCAGGTAGGGGATTCAACTTCAAAGAGAAATGTTTTGTGTGTAATGGTAATTCATCCACAACAGAAATGAAAAGTTTAGACATTAATTTACCACATGGTATAGATAATGGTCAGTTTTTAAGATTGAATAGTATGGGGGACTTTAAAAATGGGGCATATGGTGACTTGATCATTAGAATTGATTTGAAACCAGAACAAAATTTTGATAAGATTGGTAATAATTTAATCTATAATGCTTTTATAACAATTGAAGATTTAAAAGAAGGAACAATTAACATTCCACATCCTGAAGGGTCTTTAAGTGTGAAACTTCCTAAAAATGTTGACACATCTATCCCGTTACGAGTAAAATTAAAAGGATTTAAATTAGAAACGATTGGCGACTTAATTGTCAATCAATTTGTTAAATACAAAAGAGATTAGAATAAAGATATAATATCTTTAATAAAAGAAACAATCCCGTAAATACCAAAAAAGGTAAATATCCCACCAAATATTAAAACAAATGATTGTGTGTTTTTAACTTGTCTACTTTCATCACAAGTTGCGCATTTTACTTCTGTTGCTTTTTTCTCTTCCATGTTTATAATTTAATTAATTAAGTGTTGAAAATAAATATTAAAATAATATTTATTATTTGACGCACTTTTTCTATATTTCTTAATATTTATATAATATGATCAAACCAGGAAGACCAAAAAAAAATGAAGAAAATAAAAAAGTAAAATACGGTATTAGTATTGACCGATTTTTATTTGATAAAATGAAAAATGAGGAGATCAGCATTTCCAAGTTTATTCAAGAATTAGTGAAGGAACATTATGATAAGAAAAAAATTTAATGAAGATTATTTTGAGGTAATAGATACTCCTGAAAAGGCTTATTTTCTTGGTTTTATTTTTGCGGACGGATGTTTAATTGATAATCCAAAAGAATATAGGTATAAATTAAACATCAAGATTCATAATAAAGATGAAGATATACTTAAAAAGTTTATATCTTTATTAGATAGTGAAGTTAAAATATGGAGAAGTAATAATAGAGATATTTGCGAAATTGGGTTTTCTAGTAAAAAAATGATAAATGATTTAAAAAATATTGGACTACACCAAAATAAAACATACACAATAGATTACCCCAAAATTGATGAAAAAATTGAAAGACATTTTTTACGAGGATATTTTGATGGTGATGGTTGTATTAGAATTAGTGAAGATAAAAGAGACCAATCTAAACGAGGGGACTTGAGAATTGTTGGGGGTTCAGTTAAGTTTATAGAAACTTTAAATGAAAGAATGGGTAAACTATTCGGAGTTAATGTTAATAAACTTTATGGCCCAAAGAATAAACAATATAGATTTATTGGTTGGGCAGGTATGTCAGACATTGAACGAATTTACGATGGATTTTATTCTGACACAGACTTGTTTTTAACTAGAAAAAAGATTATCTTTGATGAGGTTATTGATATAATCAGAGATAAAAATAAATACAGAAAAAAATAATAATTTTGATTTCATATATTGGCGGTAAGAGTAGAATAGGTAAATGGATTGTTCCATTTTACGATGAAAATATGGAGGTATATGTAGAAACCTTTGGCGGAATGTTTTGGTGTTTTTTTAATATGGACCTAAAACAGTTTCCTAATTTAAAAAAAGTTGTTTATAATGACTTTAACCCGCTGAACTACAACCTCTTTAAGTGTGTCCAAAACCCAACGGAGTTATTGAAAGCAATCAACTCAATTGATTGTCAAAAGTTGGGATTGGAACCAACACCATCAATCTATAAAGAACAATTTGTAAGATTTCAGTCTGAAATTTTTAATAAAGACTTCAGCGTAGAACCTGGAAATTATGAAGTTGCCGCTAAGTATGTTTATATTCTTACGCAAGTATTTAGTGGGTCAAAACCTGAAACATCTAGTTTTATTGACCTTAAAGGTAAGTATAAATCAAAATATCTTACATTTAGGGATAAATTAATGAAACCTGATTGGATTGAACATTTTCTTAAAATTACGGAAGTAGAAAATATGGACTTTGCAGATGTAATTAAGAAATACGACTCACCATCTACATACATTTATTTGGATCCACCGTATTGGAAAACAGAAAACTATTACTCCAACCATGACTTTGATCGTGAAGATCACGAAAGGTTAGCAAATGTATTACATGGAGTTAAAGGTAAGTTTTCTTTATCATACTATGACTTTGAATTACTCAATGAATGGTTCCCAAAAGAACAGTATACTTGGGTGAAAAAAGAGTTTGCTAAGGCCGCATCAGCAAAAAAAGGTGAGAAACAAAATATGGGTGAGGAATTACTTATTATGAATTATTAATTTTTTACTAATTCTGAATATTTATTAATAAAAAAATATTATGTCAATTAGGTTCACCAATCTATTAAGAGATCTTATTGTTGAAAGTTCAAGATTTCAAGTGCTATTCGATAAGTTCGTAAAACCAAAAGAAAAAGCCAAAAAAGGTATAATGCCATTTGAAACTTTATTCGCATTGATTGTTGCCGATCCAACAACAAAAGTTCCTAATGGTATGGATATTGATAATGTTAAACCTCAGGATATGGAACGAGTTAAAATCGGAAAATATGCTCAGTGGTTAATCAAAAACTTTATTATGCCTAAGTTACCGGCAGACCATCCTTTAATGATTAGTGATCCACAATCAGGTCAATACAAACAAGCATTAAAACAATTCCAAGATCTTTTCATGGAAGACTTATATAAGGTTACAACAAACCTACAAAAGTTTGAAAGATTTAAAAATAGGTTACCACAAGAATATAGAGATATAAATAAATTAAGTATTGAGACTTTACAAGATCAAGTTAAAGATTTTAGTTTAGAAAAAACTAAAGCAACCGCTGATGAGAAAAAAGAGGCCTCTGTAACATATGCCCATCCTGGAGCTAACATTGTTTATAAAGGTCAAGATTGGACTGTTGCTAAAATTTCAGACAAAGGCCCATTAGGTAAAGAAGCGGCATGTTTCTATGGTGGATCTCATAATGAAGGAAGACGAGGAGAAACTACTTGATGTACATCATCACCTGGTCTTACTTGGTTTGATAGGTACATCGGTAAAGGACCATTATATGTTGTAATTCCAAACAAAGCAAGATCATTCAAATCTTATGGAAAAGAAACAGGTGAAGTTTCAGGGTTACCAGCAGACAGATACCAATTCCACTTCCCTGATAATCAGTTTATGGATGCCGATGACAGACAAATTAATTTAATTGACTTTTTAAATACAAATGAGGAAGGATTAAAACAATTCTTCAAACCTGAATTCATGCAGTCATTAGCTGGTGAAAAGGGTGAGAAAGTGGTTATTGATTATCCTAGTGATTCAGCATCTAAGTTCATTGCTTTATACGGATTTGATGAGTTCTTTGCGACATTACCTGAAAGTTTAAAAAGACTTACATTTAAAAATACATCAAAAGATAAAATCTCACTTAATATTCCTAATGACATTGGAAGATTTAAACAGTTAAACGCAATCAACTTTGTTGGATGTATAGCGTCATTACCTGAAGCTATTTGTCAATTACAAAATTTACAATACCTATCTTTGGTAAATAATCCGAACCTTCAGAAATTACCTGAATGTGTTGGGAATATGGAAAACCTTATGGTATTAAACCTTGGAGGATCTGACCCTAAACGAGTTCTACCTGAATCAGTATTCAGAAGAGCCGAAGACGACGAAGACTTCAACTTATTTACACACTCATAATTATGAAAAACAAATTATTTTTAACTGAATC